ATCATGGGCGGTCGCTTGTGTGACGTTCTCGCAAGCCAGCCCTCTCCAGAGCCGACCCCGAGGCCACTCTTTAGCATCCGCCGCAGGCTTCCAAGACGCTTTTGAATAGGTGATCGAACCATCTTCTTCGAACCGGGCGTTCGGGTAACAAAGCACCCGGCCAGAAGGCAGAGCATACCAAAGGTGCTGACGGTCGGCTAGATATTTTACCCGACCAGCCTCAAACACTTTACCCGGATTGCGCAGCGCACGAATGTAAGCAATCTCAAGATCCGCCCAAAACGGAACCGACCACGGGTTAGCGCGACGCCAGGCGTCGACCATGCGCTTCGCTTCAGGCTCCGGCAGATGCAGACCATAAACGCGACCCATCGCCGCGAACGCGCCAACGCCGCCGCCGAATCCGCATGCAAGCTCTTGAACTTTACCGACTTGGCGTTGTGACTTGTCTACTTCATCATACTTGACACGAAATGTAGCCGCAGCGTTCACAATATATGGGTCAAGTCTGTCTCTGAACGCCTGTAACTTATCATCACCTCTGGCGGACAACCACGGATTAACGCGGCCTTCGATGGCGCTCCAGTCAGCGACGACGAACTGCTTACCCTTTTCTGGTATCAGGGCGGGCCGTAACATACCTCGCAATACGTCTGTGACGCGTCGTCCGTAACGAGGCACGATCTCATGGCCGCGAACCATTGAATGTCGCACGGCTTCCGGGTCATCGGCGCACTTACGTGTGAAGTTGTGGACTTGCGCACCATACGAGGAAGCACGCCCTGTGGCTGATCCTCCCGCAAAGACGAAAGCCCCTCTAACACGGCCATCGTCACAAGCAAGATTATCAAGGCGATTAAATTTAGCAACAGAAGACGCCCAAAGATCGTCCGCGCATTGTATGACTTCTCTGACATCGGGAGGCACCTCTTCCGGGTCGTCTATGGCCAGTAGGTTAGCCCTGACGGTTTTGTCAATGGAGAACTTGTCGTCTCGTTCCATGAGCTTCCGCGCTGTCGGCCCCACCCGCTCTTGCACCCACAGTCGCATTCTAGGACTTCTAACAGTCGTGATCTCACCGTTAGTGACGGTTTTAACCGTAGCTTCGATCTCTTGAAGTTCGTCAGCCGCATACTTGACCGCCGCGCGGCATAGGCGCTGATCGACAAGAACGCCACGATCATTGATGCGCTCGTTAACATGGTAATCCTCCAGTTCTTCCGGCGTCAGTTCCCGCATGGCTTTGCTAGCGGCGCGCATTGTGCGCACGTCTTGTTCGCAGTATTCGATAAGCTCTGGTATAAGATCATCGCGGAAGGGAGGAATACAACAAGCACGAACAAGAGCCGCCCCACGATGATCCTTCCGCATATCGGTTCCCGCAAATCGTCCCACATCTTCTAAACTCCCCGGCGCACAGTTCGCCCGCGCTTGCGCAGCGGTGCAGTAGAATTGTTCTAACGGTATTGGCATCTTCAGGACGTGCCAGAAAATAAGCCGCTCAAATGCTGCGTTATGTGCACGGATCTGACTCTTGATCGGCGGCATAGGTTCGCCCGGCCGCCATGTCTGCACAAGGCCGTCGGCATACGCGTAAGACATGCAAATGACTTCTGTAGAGTGATGGCGCGCATAGTTATACACGCCATTCACCGGCAGATCGCATTCACTCCGCGTCTCGAAATCCACCCACATGATAGCCAAGATACTCTCCATTCGGGCCGTTATAGACGGTCATGTCGCCCACCTTTGGTGCGCTAATCTGGCCGTAGGGCGTGTAGTAAAAGTTCTCGTTCGGGTAGCTCAGTTCGGTTGCGACTGGCCCGTTTGGGCCGCCCCAGACTGAGATCTCTTGAGCTGCTGCTGATGACGATAAGAGCGCGATGCAGAATATGATTCTAACCATGATACGAATACTCCCGAGAGTAGGCCAAAGCCGTAGAAGAAAAGATACAACGTTGTGTCTGTCAGCATTTCCAACATCTTCACCATCCTAACCAACCGCAGAGCGATACGATCCGCCCTGGCTTGCCGCTACCTACCGGGCCACTGGTTTCCCGGCTCTTCTTAAGCGCATACTTCGCTGTAGCGCGCTTGTTAATGTCTTTCTGTTGCGCCGCATATTCAGGGTCGATCAACATGCGCTTCTTGCGTTCCTCGTTCCGGCGACGGCGCTGTTCCTTGCGCTTCTCTGGATTGCTGGGCACGTTTCCTCCTTACATGCTTCTCGTAATGACTAACGGCGGCCAATGACTTACCCATGCGCTCCGCTATTTGCGCCTTCTCTAGTCCTTGATCGGCAAGGTTAGCGTAGGTCTGCTGTAACGGCGACAGTTCTGTCACCGGCTGGCGCACGGCACGGGGTCTGGGCGGCGTCGTAGTCTGTTCCACAGGTGCTAACGAGTGCCCAGCCTGACCTTGCTTCACGTAATGAATCACGGTCGTATGATCTTTATTGATCGACCGACCAATGCTTGTGTAGCTGTATTTAGACCGAGCGCGAGCCATAATGCAGTAGACGCGACGCGCCTGCACGACATGCTGGCGGCTGTCATGCCCGGCAATGTCCGCCGGCACGACGTTATGCTCTTCGCAAACCTCTAGCATGATCGCACGCAGCGACGGCGGCATGTTAGATATACCGGAAAAGTTTAGCAGCGGGCGCTCAACCGGACGCGGCAGTTTCTTGCGCGGCGGCGGTGGAGGCGGTTTGCGTTTCGGTGGTTTGCGTTTCGGGCCGTCATAGCCCGCGTAGGGAAATAGCCAAGTCATCGTAATAATCCTGAAAAAAGGGGAAGGCGCGCATCCGCCTCCCCCTCCCTATTATCAGCCGCGACGACGACGGCCGGTGTCACCAGCGGAGCCATCGACCGATTCGGCCGGCGCACCGTCGAGCGAGATCCATTCGATCACGTCGAACACCGGAGTGAAGACGCGACCGTAGGACTTGTGCTGATAATATTCCGAGCCGAGTTTCACGACGGCCACAGGCGCGTCCTGATTTTTCTCGACCTGATCGGCAACCTTCATGGCAAGCTGGTGCATAGCGCGCTTGCCGCCAACGGACGTGACCGTATAGCGGGCTTCCGTGCCAGCATCCTCACCATCAAGGCACTTGACGCTCATGCCAACCTGGGGCTCCCAACCGCGCTTAGCGCCGGGAGGAGCTACGTCCAGTTCGGGAAGCGGTTCCGTAATGGACACCATCTTCTCGCCAAGCACCTCGCCTTCGCCCCACGCAATGAAACCGTGGACGAACGAGAACGGATTGACCGCCCAGCGTCCGTCTTTGTCGATCTCAGTCTGATCCGCACCGTAAACCCAGTGGCCAGTCTTATCCATTTTCAGGATGACCGAACCAACTGAAGCCTCAGTGTCGAGCTTACGCAGCGACTCAGCCAGAGACGCAGCGGTGGGGAGATTGGCGTTGCCGAATTTAACAATATTGGACATTACTTTACCTCAAGTTTAGAGAAGGCCCGACGAATATCGGAACCTATTGTAAGCACGGCAGGACGGGGATCGCTCTCCGGCGCTATCGTGTTACCTGTTGAGACTGCGACGACCAGATCTTTCGGCAGTTCGAGCTTGTGCTTTTTCAGCACTTTCTCGACTTGCGCCGGCGATTTCAGTTCCGTCACAATCAATTCTTCGGAGTCAAGTCCCATTTGCTCAAGAGCCTCTCGCGCTCCTTCAGCATCAACCCATTGACGAGTGGCGCGCTTGGGGACAAGCTTCCATCCGTCGATGGGCGCGTTATTCTCCAGCATCGTCTGGGCCAGTTCACGCACGCTTTTAGCCCATTCTTCCGCAAGGATCGCAAACGCCAGAGCATTGCCGACTTTCTCCACATCAATAGCTTTTACCTTCGTCGCAACGGCGCGCTCAAGTTGACCTGTCAGCAACGGACAGACTGGCTTGGCGGCGCACCAACGGCAATGATCGCCAGCTTCAAACTTAGGGTTAGGGCGAAACGACGCTTGCACAGCGTCATACAGTGTGCGCTCGAATGCCTTGATACGACCAGGCGTCGTCACCCAACGCTTAACGTAAGGCGGCTGCACGATGACAAGTTCGATCTCGTCAACGCCTTCAAAGACCCAGCGCAATTCTTCCGTCCGCATTCCTGCGGCGGTGTAGAACATAAGCTGTTCGTTTTCTTCGGCGTCTACCGCAACGCCATCCCCAAACTTCCAGTCTAGGACTATCGCACGATTGCGTATACGGCCAGCGAGATCGCAAGAACCGTAAACTCCGGCAAGAAAGTCATTGAAATGGACATTTACCTCCGTGGCAAACTCAAGCTCACTATTAGGGTCGATCTGATTAAGTGAGTCAAGAGCAAGGATTAGCTTCTCATTATCAGGGTAATCTTCGACGCTTGCACCATGCGACAAAATCATGTGCATGGCGTCATGCAGACGCGAGCCTTCTTCGGCATAACTGCTTGTTGGCTTTGGTGGAACTGTGTTCACAAGCGCCCGCGAACCGGGGCATTTGATAAGTCGCTTGGCGGTCGAACCGCCGACGATGTTGCTGTGTGCCATTACCTTACCTTTCAGTGATTCGACACTAGACTTTTCTTTACGGGTGTGTCAAGAGACTTTTTATGTTGGAACGTGACATCGAAAAATATTTCGTAAAATGTGTGCAAGCCGTTGGCGGCAAAGCATATAAATTTGTCTCACCATCGAATCGCGGCGTCAGTGATCGCGTGGTTTGCTTTGCCGATGGGTCCACACATTTTGTCGAATTGAAACGTCATGGCGGTAAATTATCGCCACTACAACAAATATTTGCGTCTGATATGCGCGCGCTTAATCAGAACTATGCCTGCTTATGGTCCAAAGAGGATGTTGACAAATGGATAGAGAGTAAGACAAATGCAAGCGCATGAAATCAGAGGGCTATTCACATACGATAGCGGTTATCTGTATTGGAAGCGTCGCCCGCGATCCGATTTTAAAAACGGCGCAGGATGGCATAATTTTAATAATCAATTCGCCGGAACGTGCGCTGGCGCTGTCAGATGCGACGGACGGAGAGAAATAAAGATAGACGGAAAGTCGTACAAGGCGGCGCGTGTAATTTGGGCGTATCACTATAGCGAATGGCCGACTAAAATGGTCGACCATATAAACGGCGATAGATCCGACGACAGAATAGAAAATCTTCGGTTGGCTACACCGCGCCAAAACGCGCAAAATCGATCTGTTAGCGCAAAAAATTCTAGCGGCTTTACTGGAATTAGTTGGCACGCCCCATCAGATAAATGGTGGGTAAGAATAACTATCGACGGAAAAACCAAAAGTTTTGGCTTGTATGAAGATTTAGCCGAAGCATGTCTTGTCGCCATAAACATGCGGAAACAAGTATTTGGGGACTTTGCGCGGGGTGCCTGATCTTCGTCCCTATCAGCATATTGCTGCTGACTTTCTCTTCAGTCGTGACCGGGCAATGATCCTTGCGCCAGTCGGCGCGGGCAAGACAGCGATTACATTGACTGCAATGTCGGACATGACAAGTAAAGGTCATTGCGACCGTTGGCTTGTGCTTGCGCCGAAGCGCGTCTGCACCGACGTGTGGCCTGTGGAAAAACCCAAATGGGCCGAACACATGAGCATGGCTGTCGCTGTCGGCACGCCAGCGCAGCGCAAGAAAGCGTTTGCGGCGGACGTTGATATAGTCGTCACCAACTACGACAATATCCCGTCGATTGATCCGAAAGACTTTGACGGCATTGTCTTTGACGAGCTGACGCGGCTTAAAAACCCGTCCGGTAAGCGCTTCAAGTTCCTTATGAAGATCCTTGACCAGTTCAAGATCCGTTGGGGGCTTACCGGATCATTTACGTCAAACGGCCTAGAAGACGTGTTTGGCCAGTGCAAGGTTGTCGATCAGACGTTATTAGGCCGCAGCAAGGGCGCATTCTTACAGCAATATTTTTACTGCGTGAACCGCGATTACGGCCAATGGGAGCCGCTGCCGCAAGCGCTGCCAAAAGTCATGGAGGCAATCAAGCCGGCGACATACGTGTTGGAGCCTGGCGAGTATAAGGACAAGCTGCCGCCGCTCCATGTTGTGCAGATCCGGTGCGAGCTTGAGGACCGCACGCCATACGAGAACATGAAGAAGGAATATGTGCATGAAGAGATCACGGCTCCAACAGCGGCTGCTGTCACAAACAAACTTCAGCAGCTTACGTCCGGCTTCGCTTATGATAGCCAAGGCGCTGCTCAGTGGTTTGGACGCCAAAAGTTTGAATCTCTCCGAGACATCCTCGACGAAAACCAGCGAGACAACACTATTATCGTCTACAATTACAAAGAAGAATTAGCCGAGCTTCAGCGCCAGTTCAACGTGACGACAATCGACGCGCCTAACGCCGTCGAGCGCTGGAATGCCGGCAAGATCGAATTGCTGGCGATCCATCCCAAAAGCGCTGGCCACGGGCTGAACCTTCAATTTGGCGGCAACAAGATCATTTTCTTGTCGCTGCCGTGGTCGCTTGAACTATTCGAACAGACAGTCGGCCGGCTGCATCGCAGCGGCCAAACGCGTGATGTATGGTGTTATGTCATTATGTGTAATAAAACTATTGACGAGAGAATATACAGTAGTCTACAAGACAAAAAATCTTTAGCGGAGTTGGCCCTTGCCGAACTGTCTGACTTGGAAGGAACTCAATGATCGGCTGGCCGATCTGACGGAACAGGAGGTCTTAGACCTACTGGAAGATGAACAGCGTCACGCCCGGCGCTCGACCATCTTAGTGCGACTGCATCAGCGTTACACTGTGCTGCGCATGTTAAGAGAAAGGGCGGCCATCATGGAGATGATAAATGAACCCTCAAGAACTGCTATATGAAGCTGCTAAGATCATTGACCAGCGCGGTCAGGGATATGGCGGCATAGAAAACAATTTCCAGCTTGCGGCCGATCTGGCCACGCTGCGTCTGGGGCGCGAGTTTCACCCTTACGAAATTGCGATTATTTTGGCCTGCGTTAAGAACGCGCGTGCCTTTGCGTCGCCTAATCACATGGACAGCCATGTCGACGCGGTGAATTATGAGCTGTTCGCGGCGACGTTTGCTGAAGATTACGCGCAAGCGCGGGGTCTTCAAGACGTGTCTTATAGAGCTAAGAAAGACCTAAAGGCGGCACGTGCGGCGAAGCTGGCCGTAGTCGACGACAAGTCTAGCAACAGCGCTGTCGCGGGGGAGAGCGCTTAACTCTTTGGCCGCTTTGGTTTGGAGTTCGGCCGAATAGTCGACCAGCGGGGGGCACCTGCTGGTCGACTGACAACCGCTAAAACTTGCCAGCATCAAGATCAGCGGCAGTTTCATCTTTGGTTTTAGGTTCTGCAACCTGTCCCCTTCAATCCTGATACTTAGAACCGCCCGTGACGTTCCAGTCTTTAGCGGCGACAAGACCCAAACCGACCAGCGCTGTCTGAAGATCATCCCAGTTAACGGTCTTCGTCTGCCAAGCGTGCCACAACACAGTAATAAGGGCCAAAACGCCGCTAAAAGTCGTGTAGGGGTTATTTACCATCTTATTTCCTTCTGCAAAGTTGCCGAACCAAGTCCTGAATCTGGGGGTCGCTTGTCAGAGCAACAGCAAGCATCTGGTTAAAACGGGCTTGGAGATCATCGTCGGCAGGGGGAGCAACGGGATCTTGCGCAGCGATAAGGGCGGTGCGGTATGCATCCGCAATCTGCGCGATCTCTTTGGCGCGATCAGTCCCGTTAATGATCCGCCGCGCGTTGATGTAATCGCGCTTATTGTCGTTGATATAGTCGTCTAGTTTTTTGCCGGTGAACAGACCCTTAATCATGCCGTCGAACAGCACGAACAGCGACGATTCCCATTCTAATGCCTTGTCCGGCGTCTTTTCTAGTCCGTATTTGGCGTAGTTGTCACGCCAGGTTAGCTGGACTAGCCCGCGCCCGTAATAGGGCCAGTAAGGCTTGGACTTCAGATAAGCCGTCGAGCCGTACTCTTTAATCGGCTGCATCGTGTGCGCCGTCTCCCATTTGACGGTCGCAAGGACATACGCCAACTGATCGAGGCTGACCGTCGAATAGTTGATGATCTTTTCCATGCCTTCGACTTGGCCCTGCGATAGTTTGCCGCCGAACAGGCTGTTACGCACATCGTCGAAGAAGATCTGAAAGTTCACTGGCGGCTCACCAAGTCACGAATGCGATCTAGTCTTTCGAAGACTTGATTCAACACCTGATTAAAGTCTTCGCGGGTCACATAGCGCCCGGCGACCAACACTTCAATCTGTCCGACCTTTTCCGCCAGTTCTTTGTCGGCCTGTTGAAGATCCTTCACAGCCGCCCAGACGGTGTTAAGCGTCCAGCCGCCCAGCACGCCAATCACGCCAATGGCCACGTCAAAAAGAACTTGGTATTCAACCATTACCGCCTCGTCATCGCGTTTTGATTATCACGTTCGCCCAATGCGTTTTGAATAGTAACAACCCCGGTAATTTCTGGTGAGCGCTTGCGCACATCTTCAGACACAAGTTTACCACGCTCACGAATAGCTTTGCCGGTCTGTTTAGTTTTCTCGGCGTATTTGACTGCCTCTTCAATGACTTGCGCCGTCTGTTGCGGGTCAAGCATTTCAGTGGCAATTTGTATAGCCAAACGCTTGTCTAACTTACGTTCAAGCGAACTAACGATTTTATTAGCTACATTGAAAATACGGTCCATGAGATTGGCGCGCGGTAGCTGCACAGCACGACCAGCTTCGGGGCCAGCCTGAGCCGCCGCGCGCGCCATACGGTTAGCTTCGGCTTCACGCGCCAAATCAGCGCGGATATTTTCGACCTTCTTTACTTCGTTAGGGGTCAAAATGTCGGATAATTTTTCGTATCGCGGCGCGCCTTCTAACGACCGTTTAATTGTTTGCGGCGCTTGTTCAATAGCGGTCGCAAAAACGCCAGCGCGTTGCGGCGCTTCTTCGGCTAACGGTGATAATAACTTGGACTCAAGATACTGACCGATCTCCATACGGTTGATCGGGCCACTACGTTTAGCAAACGACGACCGCGCCGCTTCGTAGAGCGGTGATTTTTGTTTGATAAACCCAAGCAGCTCGCCGCGTGTCTTAGCCATAGCCGCCGCTTCAGACGCGCCAATACCGAACCGTTCAGGATTACGGATAAGATCGTCCATAGCTAATTTGAGATTATGCAGGCTACTAATTGGATATTTAGCCTGCGTAGCAGGAATCGTCGTCGTCAACGTCTCACCAGATGGTCCGAGAATAGGTGACGGCACGCGCTGTTCAGCCACGGTCTTACCAATCTGGAATGTCTGACCACGTTCGGCGGCTAATTCGGCCGCTCTTGACATGGCCTTGTCCATAGACGGTCGTGACAATAACTCTGTAAATTCCGGTGTCTCAGTAACAGGCAGTTGCTTTTCAGCTTTACGGTAAAGACCGCCGGACACTTTTTTGCGAAGTTCTTTAGCCGCTTCAAGTTGCGCTTCAGTGCCGCCGACCGTGCGCATTTCGGCCAGTCTTGCCGCCGCCTGCTGTTTGGCGCGTTCCATATATTCGGTAGGCAATACTTCAGCCGCGCTCGCGCCAAGCTGCGCAAAACGTGATGATCCAACTGGCGTCGCAGCTTGCGCGGCGGTCGGCACAGCACCGGGCACAATCTGCGCCTGCGGACTGCGCAGAGCGTTTATGATCTCAGGCGCGCGCCCTTCGGTTGCCTCAAGATAAGTCGCATATCTTGGCGCTAAAGCATTTCTCGCAAACTCATACCCATAGCCGGTAGCGGCAAATGGAGCCTGAATAGCGCCGGCCAATGCGTTAGCTGGCGACGTAGCCTCAGATAAAGCGCGCAAACCGGGGCGCTTAAGCATACCGCCAGCACCGCCCGCAACAGTTGAAATGTCCGCCAGCACGCCAACCGGATCAGTGCGCAAAGTCTCAAGCGCCGCCTGCGGAGAGCCGTATCGTTCGGCCGCGTAGCCGCCAATAGCTTTGGCCGTCTGGACAGGACTAAGCGCTGCCGCGCCTAAAGCCTCAGCCGTCTCAACCGGGCTTGTCGCGGCTTCGTAAACGCCCTGCGCGAATTTAAGAGAACTCTCCGGCACATTGCCAATCATAGACTCAACATAGCCAAGTGCTTCTTGCGGGAGGCTTGTGACTTCGCGCTTGCCTGGAATGCCTTCCCCATTAGTCAAGCCAAAATGCGCCGCTATTTCCGCGTCGGTATATCCGGCTTTCCGCGCTTCATCAGCGGCCGGCTGCGAAAACAGAAAGCGCCGGATCTCGTCGTCCGAATATCCGGCTTTTCTAGCGGTTTCAATTTTGGCTTTGATTTCGGCCATTATTTGAAGATCTCATTGAGCGAAGGACGATTACCCGGCGCGCCCGCAGCAGGCTTACCAGTATTAGCATACTTCATTAGGATCTGTTTGGCGCTATTCCATGACGCCAGACGTTGATTAGCGGGAATCGACGGATCGTCGAGATTGCCGATAGCGCCTTCAATAAACGAACGGTCCTCGTTCGATATGCCCGCGCCCAATTTACCGTTCAATTTCTTGAGTATGATATCTTTGACGATTGGCTTGATCTGGCCAATAGCCTCCATACCCGATGTCGCGCCACCGAAAAACCCGCGAATGCCTGCCGCGCCAGCCTGAAGACCGCCGCTCGTAGACTTTTTAATCAGAGCCGTAATTTTATCTTCGCCCGTTTCGGCGTTAAAGCCAACGGCGTCCAGCGCCTCAGTGGCAAAGCGTTTGTTGTTATATGCTGCACTGCCGACCGGCGCTTCCGCAGTCGGGCGGATCTCAGAAGGAATTAACGCGCCTTGTGCTGATGGAGCCATTTCGTCCCCTACATTAGCGCGCGCGCCAATCTTACCTTCCGCCGGACGCATGATAGGCTGCGAGGGCGTAATAAGTTCAGCTTGTCCTGTGCGCAGATTCGTGCGCGTGACAAGCCCGGTATCCGGCGGCCCCGCCATAAATCCGTAATCGGCTGGTGTTGCACCTTCAGTTCCTTTTACCGGAACAGCACCCGCTTGCGGCGACCGTTTAGGTATGGCGACAACGCGTGTCGCGCCCGAAGCGTCTTTAACTTCACGGTATTCATACTCAGAAGCTGACTTAAGTTTTTCACGAGTGCTGGCCGCATTCTCAACGAATGCTGACAGAGCATTAGGGTCATATTCAGGGCCAATAAGACCTTCAAATTCAGGATGTTCTTTAATAGCCATTTTACGAAATTCATCGTAACCTTGACCATTGTTATTGAACACTTTAGCGCCGAAATTTTCCAATTTCTGAAGAACTTTTTCGTCGCGGTCGAGCGCTTCTTTATTGATTTCAAACTCTAACTTACGGCCGGCAAGTTCTTCTTTCCGCGCTTCTGCGCCAAGTTTCTGCTTCTCTAGGCCCATTTTAGGTAAATCAAGTTCTTCGAACCGACGCTGACGAAGCGCTTGTTCAGCGCGAATATTTTCAGCGCTGGCTGCCGCCTGTTCTGCCAAACGACGTTCGCGTTCAGCTTCTAGCTGGCTTTTAGGCAGATCAATCTCGCCGTATCTACGTTCGCGCAACGCTTGTTCAGCGCGAATATTAGCTGTGCTTGCGGCGGCTTGTTCGGCCATGCGCTGCTCGCGTTGACCGGCCAACTGCGACGCATAGATTTGCCGCGCAAATTCGGGATCTTGAGCCCAAAGACGATTAACAACTTGAGGGTCGTTTATGTTTAGACCACCAGCCATTCCGCGAATAGCTTGTTCGGCTTGTAACTTACGGCCGTATTCAGCCATCTGCATTTCCGCAAGCGCGTTCTGACGCTGGCGATAGTCCATCGACTGAAGCTGCGCCAGCATATTAATAGGGTCAGCGCCGCCGCCATACTGCGGTATTTGACCAGCTATGTCATAACGAACGGGCATAGATCAAACCTCAAGCTTAATAAGTGGGTGCGCCTTGAAAGCCGGCATAAGGCTGTGACGAACGGTTGAGCATATTATACGCTAAATAATTAGACGGTATAGTATTAAGCGCCTGCCCCAACGCGCCAGCGCCGCCCATGTAGCTAGAAGCGCGGGCTTGACCCACATTCTCCATAGCCGTGCCATAAGGGTTAGCGGACGTAAGCGCCGCCATCGTCGGGATCGCGCCCGTGTAAGCTCCGGCCGTCGTCGCGCCAGCATTAGACGCCATAGAGCCAAGGTTAGCGCCAGCGCCGAACCGCTGCGACATAAGGTTTGTGCCAACCTGACCAGCCAGCCCCGTCGCCGTGCCAGCCGCGCCAGCGCCAGTGCCAGCCAAGTTCTGAAGCCCCTGCGTAGCCGCTGCGCGGTTAGCCATGAAGCGATTATAGGCGCTCTGATATTCTTGGCTGGCCATATCCTGACCAAAACGCTGGCCGGCTTTCAGCGCCGCTCCAGACCCACGCATACCGGATCT